CAGATCAAATGTAGAGCATGTAATTCCGGTTCTCTTATTTTGCATGTTCTTCTTCTATTTTCTCGTATTTATACACACCTTTAATTATATTATTAAGGGCAATTCCCTGTGATGTTGCATCTCTAAAGGCATGGTAGTCGTTTTCTTCTACTTCTTTATATAAATAAGTTCCATGTTTAAATCCAACATATAATTCCTTTGTCTTATAAATATATGAAGACGATACAATAGTCGAAGAGTCGTATAAGTTAGTTTGTGTTGTTATCATTTCTTTTTCTTTTTGAGTGCTGCTTTCTTTTTTGCTTCCTTTGCCTTAAGTGCTTCTTTTTCTTTCTTTGCTCTTTCCTTTAAAACGTTTTTAGGTTCAAGTTTAATATCTACATAACCGTCTTTGTCTTTTTTGATACAAGTTTCACAATATGGCGTAGAATACATATTAGTCTTATCGGGTAGTGATCTATTCATGTATCTCGTTACTGTATATAAATCTCCATCTGGAAAATCTTCGATACAACCCGAGCATACTGTTAACTTTATTTCTCTTGCCATGTAGTTTATACTTCTTTTTGAGAATTTGTTTCTATAAACGCATTGTGATTTTTATTATCAGTGCCGCAGAATCCACATTTTTCTAAATAAGGAGAATTCATTGAGCCACATCCACATCGCCATATATGATCTGTTATTGATTTATATTTCATAATTTTTTAAAAATACATTAAGTTTCGTAAGATCCATTGTCGTATCCTTTGGGAAATGATCAGGGGCAGGTGCTGAATCAACATCTTTTTCTCTAGATGCATATTCATATACGCTCTTCGAAGGTGTTCCTATATTCCATACACCTTTCTGCTCTGCTTTAATTAGCTTGATCCACTGATTTACTAATACATCTACATCATCGAAATTTCCTATCTGATCGTTCCATGCAGTTGCATAAGGAAATGGATTAATTCTGTGACTCCCTCTTACGATTAGATAATCATCTGAATGTCTAATGATATGCTCGTCTGCTAATAATTTAGAATATGCATACCATGTTTTATCAGGAATAGGAATATCTTCTTCGCTTGCATTTGGATTTGAACCAGCATATACGTAATCTGTAGAATAGTGAATTAGTTTTATTCCTCTATGATTACAGAATTCAGCCAAGTTTGCAACTGAATGATAATTAGTTTGAAGCATTTTAGATTTATCATCAGAATAGGTGTCTGTGTATGCAATGCAATTGACTATCGTAGTGCAGTCCTTTGGAATTAAATTAATAACACTACTAAGACTATTAAAATTTAAAAAGTCCTGTTTTCTTGAAATATAAGACCATCCTGTTTGTCCTATAAGTTCTGATGCTAATAAACCGTCTCCTAAAACTATTGTCATATATGGGATTTAATTAATTATATTTAAAAGGTACGCTCTGTTTCATAAACCGCTTTGATCACAGGGAACCTAAGTGAATGTTCTCCATGTTGATTTGTAGTTTCTTCAAAATATTGAACAGTGATTTGCTTTCCTAGAATTTTATCAGGATTTTTAAAATAAAATCTTTTTTGTTCATGTGAAAAACCAGAACCAACCTGAACTCTACTTCCTTTATGTTCAACTACAACATTCTTAAGCATCATTTCTTCAACTTCTTTCCCGTCAACGATAACTCTATTAAGAGCATTCTCTAAATCAACTACATAATATTCATCATCATAGAATTTCTTAACCTTAAGAACATCACTAGAACGTTTTCCTTGGTATGTTGTATTCTTACGAAGCATTAGTCCTTCCCATCCTCCTTCTTTCGATAGTTCCATCATTCTTTCCATTACAAGATCATCTCCTAACATTTGAACAAGGTGGCTAATAAATTGATCGCCATCTAGAACATACGCTCTAAGGTTAGATTGTCTTTCACTAAAAGAGGTAATAGATTCTTTATCGTTAAATTCTTTAATGGTCAATAAATCAAAGATATGATAAAATGGATTTGTAATAGTATGATCTTTTCTTTTAATTTGCTTAATGATACCTTGGAAATCTTCATTTCCATTTTCATCTACCATACAAACTTCACCATCAAACACCATATTCGTAAGACCTAATCTTTGGATAGAAGGTTTCAAAGAATCTAGTGTTGTAAATTCTTTTCCTGCTCTACTATAGAAATTAACATCTCCTTTATCATCAATAATTGCTAGACATCTAACACCATCTAGTTTACGACTAACATACCATCCGTCATTCCAATCTACTTTCTTTTTAGTCTTTTCGTCATACGCTTGAGCGAGTGCTACGTCAAAGGTTGGAATTAAACCCGGTACAACTTTATTAATCATAGAAATAGTTGACCTAGTTTTTAGGTTTCCGTCAATGATATTCCAAATAAGATCAGAGTATTCTTTATTCTCTTCTACAAATGTATTTACCGCTTCAATCGCAGAATGACCAGTTATTTGTCGAGAACTCAATGCATCTAACAAAGAGAAGATATCAGTATAAGATCCGAAAGGAAGCACTAGATCACTTCTCTTCTTACAGTTTTTTGAAGTAACATAATACTGTTTAAACGTGTCGTATGTATACTGCAGCACTTTAAGAACATCTGGTTGATTAGAATACTTCTTAATTACGTTAATCTTGTCCGTGTTTGAATTTGTTGAATTAGATTCGTTTACAAATTCTTGTGTAAGTTTTAATTCTTTCATATTAATAGTTATTAGATTCTACTCTGTCATGAACTGCAATTGGTGCAGAAGATGGAAATCTTGAGTCTGAAGTGTGAATAAAATTGCCGCCAAACATTGTGTGTTTATTGTTCTTGTATAATCCGGCAGGAACTGCATACCATGCTTCCTTTCCGAATAGCTGTCTTTCTACTAAAACCAATTCATCATCTGGAATTAAGGTTAAATCTGCTAAATCGGCATCAGGGCCATAGTGCAGAATAATAGAGTCTTCTCTTGAAGATAGACCATTGTTTGTTGAATCTCCCATAGAGTTTCTAAGTACGAATGTTAGGATGTTTGACATATTTTGTTTGTTTGATTATTACTATACTAATATAAGCAAAAAATCTGAGATAAAAAAACTTTTAGCTGTTTATTTTCAATTTATTTTCAATTTAGTCCCCAAAAAGGAATAAATTGCTTTATTCCCTTCTGATATACTATAAAATAGATTACTTTGCATCGAAATCATTTAAGATTTCTTCTCTAATCTGTTTAATATAATTTGTCTTCTCAAGTCTAGTAAGTTCATCTACATCCCATAGGTGACTTGCCTTAATCTTAAATAATTTTTTAATAGAAGAACCAAACGCAGATTGTGCTAATCTAGATTCTGCACTTAACCATCTCCAAATACTTTTAGATCTGTTATGAGAAATCATAGCTTCAATATGCTTTCCTTCAAAATCAAATGGTTCTAAGAATAAATCAACTAAAGGTAACCATGCAGAATTTGCGATGATATACACATGTGTTGCATTTTTAACTCTTAAATTAAAGTTTTTTGGCTTAGCCTCAGGACCTACTTTTCCGTTTACATAAAGATCTAATACTTCATGTTTTATTTCTAATACGTCAAATACTCTTGCAATAGTTCTTAACATTGTAGTCTGTTCGAAACTATTCATATTTGGTTGTGCAATTACGATAAGTGCTCTCATTCTTTGGTTATAATTTTGTTTAGGGTATATATCAGAGTGTCTTTAATTTTGTTCTGATTTTTTAAATTTATCTTTAACTTTTTGACCTACTGGAATAGCTTCTCCTTGTTCATCTATTCTAACAAATTTAATATTGGTTGCTAGAATAATAGCTTGTCTTCCGTCATATACATTATGTGATCTTGCTTCAATAGAAAGAGTGACTGACGTTCTTCCTATGCTCTTTACATCTCCATATATTTTTAGTAGATGTCCTTCCTTTGCTGGTTTTTTAAAAACACATTCATCTATAAGAACGGTTACCATTCGAGGAGTATCACATACTTGTGAAGCATAAGAAGCTCCAGCTGCATCTACCCATGCTAATAATTTACCTCCAAAAAGATTTCCGTGAAAACCCAGGTCTGATTTTTTTACTGGATGTGTTGATATTAATTCCATATCAGTAGTCATAATCGTCATCGTTATATTCAGTGGGTTTGTTTATTGATATACCATCATATTCGGTATTTTCAATGTCGTCGTATTCGTCTTCAGGATCTGTCATTTGTTTATTTATAATGTCCTCCTCCTAACCACAGGACGAATGACTTTCTTATTCCTTTAGTTACTGGCTTAACTGCATGGACCATATAGCTTGGAAATAGGACAACGGTTCCTTTTCCTCTCGGTGCTATTAAATTATTATTTTCAAGGCTGTTTCCACCCATCCAAAATAATAGTTCTCCTCCTTCATATTCAGTATCGTCTGACAATTGAACTGTTATAGAAACTTTTCTAACAGATAATTCATTTGGTCCAATATCTTGATGCCATCCATATTCACCCATATTAGTTCCATGATATTCTGTGTATTGTATATTTTCAGGTGCAGATATTAAATCAAAATTCCACATTTCATTATTTGCTGTTTCTGCAAACATCATTAATTTTTCATAAAGCCAATCCCACTCTTTAGTTTGTGGAATCCATTTTAATTTAGATTTTCTTGAGTCTATTTCACCAGCAGCTGTAGTTGCATTATAAAACGGGAGTTCTCCTACCATTTTAGATATTTTCTCTAATTCTGCTGAATCGAATCCATTATCAAAATAATAGAAATCAGTTGCATGATTTTCAGGTGTTTTAAAGGTATGTGCTTTCATATTCTATTTATCCTCTTCTTTAATGATATTGCCGTTTTCATCAACTAGAGGGGCGGTTATCATTGAATAGATTATTCCAACCCATGATATTACAAATGCACCTAATATTATTTTTATAACCATTATTTTATGTCATCAATGTTATTAATCTGATCTGCTGAAGATCTATTTCTATTATATTGGTCTACGAGCCATTTATCTCTTTTCTTACTGTCCTTTAATATTCTATAAGTATGTTCCCAATCTTTAACCTGAAATACTTCATGAGGTAATTTTAAAACATTAGCAAGGTCATAGTCATTTCCTCCTTTTTCAGTTTTATCTCCATAGAATCTAATAACCGTATCTTCTCCTATATTTTCTAAGATCCATTTCTTAGCTTGACTCTTGTTTGCTCCTTTAGGGTGTATGTCTATTGAGATTTGACCACCGACCGAAGCCTCTAATTCAGGGAAGTTTTCATTAATGAGTTGTGCCATATCTAATCGTTCCTTATTGAAATCATCCCATTCTGCATAGTCTTCTCTTTCTCTTTGAGAACAATCTCTTCCAATTACTGAAAAATTACAAAGTCCTATTCTGTGTTCAATGTGGTTTGATGTTCTTTTTCTATATTTAGAAATTACCAAAAATTGTTCAAGTAAAGAAATCAATCCTTCATCGGCTTTCCAAGAATTTCTAGAAACCTCTTCTCCTTTAACAAATATATGATTTCCACAAGACTGCATGCATGCAGTTGCTTCATTCCATACATCTAATCCTATTTGTTCGATTGTTTTATCTTTATCTGATCCTGTTACGAATATTACAGTTTTACCTTTCATCCATTTTAAAAAGTATTTTTTAAATTTAGGATCCATTGAAAGCCTGCTTGGGGTTAGTGTCCCATCTACGTCGAATACGTGTGCTATCATCTTATTAGTTTTGTTACTAATTATATTCATCTAAATATAAATGTTTCATATACGAATAATTATATCTTAATGAATATAATGTAAAAAGGGACAGATTTCTCTGTCCCTTTATTTAGATTATGCTAATCGCTTACGCTTCTTTCTTAAAGTTCTTCCTCTTTAGCTTCTTCTTTAGCTTCTTCTTTTCCTTGGAGTTTACCCCAAATCTTATCAGCTGAAGATAAACCCAAGGCTCCGAAAGCAAGGGCAGCAACTGCATTAACTAGTGTGTCTGAGGGCGCTATTGCTATATCAGTAAATTGGTTCATTATTAATGTAACACATAAACTAAGACCAGCTAGTACGCCAACAACTCTTTTTGATGATGGATTGCCTCTTTCGTCTCGTAAGATTTGGCTAATCCAACTTATAAGTTTTTTCATGACTTTCACTATTTTTAAGAATGAACGCGTTGTGCATTCATATAACTTATATATTCATAAGTAGCTCCATAAGAGTCATTTTACGTAAAAGAGTAGAATGATATAGTATTAAGATTTCATTTTAAGTAGAAGACCACACTTCTCATACTGTTCAAAATATTCATAATGTTCTATCATTACGTCTATTTGATCGTTATCTAGGCCTTCACCAGGTTCTATAAAGAATATAGGCGGTTCTGTTGCGTTGAGTAATATCTCTTCGAAGGTTTGAGCTCCTGTTAGTACGTTAAATGTATTTTCTATGGATAAATCCATGTATTCTGTTCCTGTCATGGTATTTATACTCCAAATTTTAAGAATGTTTAATATACCTAGTTACCGTAAACTGTTCTCCAGAGTTTGTCCATCCTTCTGGTATTATTATAGTGTATAAGAACTTGCAATATCCTTCAGGTATATGACGTGCAGTATCTGAATGGCAAAAGATAAACGCTCTATTTCTAACACCATCTGGCATTGCGTTATTTCCCCTAGACCATGTCATTCTAGTTTCACCTTTATAATAGTACACTTCTACTTCTCCTGTCCAATCGTCACTTGTAAATGTTATCTTCTTTTTTAAGACTTTAGAAATAAACCACCTTTTAAAATGATTCCATAATTTTATTATTTCCTTCTTGTACATTCTTAGATTTAATTTTTTTGGTTGCTTGATTTAAATCTAAAATCAGAAGGAGAGAAGTTGTGTTTGGTTTTTCTACCCTTAACTCTTTTTCTCCACATCTTAAATGAAGATTCTTTCATGTTAGATCTCATTATTTTTCTAACATCATTTTCTTTAATACCAAATTGAAATTCTATGGCGCTAAATGGAGTTCTGTCTTCCCATGCCATTTCTATTATTCTGTTAATTTCTTCTTTATTAAATTCTTTCATATTAAAGGGTACTCTCGACGGGACTTGAACCCGTAACCTTGACCGTATAAGGATCCTGCTCTAACCGATTGAGCTACAAGAGTATATATTCGTGATCCCTCAGGGGCTCGAACCCTGGACCCTCACATTAAAAGTGTGATGCTCTACCAACTGAGCTAAGAGATCATTGTGAACCAGGTAGGATTCGAACCTACGACCGTCGCCTTAGAAGGGCGATGCTCTATCCAGCTGAGCTACTAGTCCATTCGTTAAGTTTAATTTGATTTGTGAATTATAAAGAAAAGAAGCTACCCTTAAGCGCGAGACTCGTCAGTCTCCTTGTTAGAATTTGATACGCTGTTTCGGCCGGACCATAGTGTATATGGAGTTTACCTTTATCTCTTGCTTTTCTATGTTGTACTCGAGGCGGGACTTGAACCCGCACGAACATTACTGCTCAATGGATTTTAAGTCCATCGTGTCTACCAATTCCACCACTCGAGCATTTAGTACTTACAACCTATAATTCAAAGAACGTTCCACAAACGAGGCTTCTTTAAACCTCTAAACCAAATTGGAATAGTTTTTTCTATAATCCACATTTTCAATTTGATTTTCAATTTGTTCATGTTACTGTATTTATATCAGGGAGGGTGTGTTTGTTTCACTGTTTAGCAAAAAAAAAGTGAGAATAAATCTCACTTTCTTTAATGTTAAATAATAGCTATATTATTTGTCCTATCTTCTGAATGGATCTTCGTCGCCTGAGCCTGGTTCGCTTGGTTCACTTGGTCCTGGATTCAAACCTGGATCGTTCGGTCCTTCTCCAATACCTTCACATGAATTAATCGATGTAACTCTTCCACCTGAAACTGTTGCTATAACAATTTCTGCTTTATCGAAATCTTCAACACCTTGTATTTTAATGTGAGCAGTCCCGGTCAACGAGCCGGATTGATTTGTGTAAATATAATTTCCAACTAACGGTAATTTACCGGTTCCATTATGGAAGTAGAAGAATTTCATATCTTCTAAACATACATCAAACCATTTAACACGTGTGGAAACTTCTGAACTTCCCATAAGATTTTTAAGACTTGAGTAGGAATGGTCATAAGCAAAGAACTCAGACATAGCATGTGGCTGTGATTCATTCGGTTTACTTGGACTCTGATCATTTAGAGTTGAATGAGTTGATAAACCACCCAAACTAACGTTTGAATTAATTTGTCCCATTTCTGCGGTAATATTTGAAAGGCTAATTTGCCCACCTATTTGTAATGCCATATTAAAAATTATGATTTTTTTAAAATTGTTATAGAGTATTTATCTGTTTTACTCTTGGATAATTACCATTTATTGATTATTATCTTACTATTTTTCAATAATACTTTGAATACCTGTAAATACAGTCCCAAACCCTAAAACTGTCCAGAATTCAGGGTCTCCAATATAGGCAAAAGATGCAAAAATCCATAAAAATCCCATTAATCTGAAATATTGGTTTGACAATCCTCTTACAATGCTTTTTAAAATACTTAAAACTTTTTTCATATAAATTATTTAGAAATTATTAATTCTTCTTTCTTTGCCTTAATGTGTTTACAAGGACCTCGAAAGAAATTACTTGCGGGACAATCACAACTCCAATCTTTACCATTAAATTGAACATTGTAATATGACTTACCGTTACTAGATAATACCTTAAAGGTTTTAGTTTGTTTCACTTGATTTGTGACTAACTTTTTAACAGGTTTGTTAATAACTGGAGCGTCTTCAGGTTCTACTAAGATTATCTGCTCTCGTGTAGTTCCAGGTTCAACGGGATGCCATCCAGGGCACACATAAGTTCCACTTAAGGTTTTAACTATCGCAAAATCTCGGAATGGAGGTTGTCTTTGGATTTTATATGTTTTCATTATATAGAGTATGCTTTAATTCTGTCCATCTGCTTTTTTATATAGACACAAGATTCAGAAAATGCATCTACTTCAGGATATTTAAATCCTAACCATAGAGTTTCAATGTTTGCAGGGCCTGCACCTCCAATAATATTGTCGATCCATTCACAAAAAGAATAAAGCTCATTAGCTTCATCGCTATATAGGCTTTCTTCAATATAGTAATATCCTTCTGTAAAGGATCCTATTGTTTTTGCTCCGTTTAAAAGTAATTCTTTGTTTCTGTTTGAAAGTTCTGTGTACATGGTTTGTTTCTTTTATTAATTATTACTCTACTAATATAAGCAAAAATTCTGAGATAAAAAAACTTTTAGCTGTTTATTTTCAAAAAAAATGAAATTTATTCACACATACCGTAGTTTGATAAAAAGGTAAGAAGATCCTCTGCTCCTACTATTCCATCTCCATCAAAATCACCTTCACATTCAGTTTCTGGTTGAATACAGGAAGCGTAATTGGGGTGTTCATTCGCCAAAGGAAATACAAATCCATCCCCATTTAAAACAAAAGCGGTGCCAATATCTGCACAAAAGATTATAGTATATCCTCCAGCGGGAAGACCAAAGTAATGATTCCATCCATCACAGTCTTGATATTGGAAGTTAGTCCATTTCTCAGCTCCGACTGAGGAAAAAACATGTTGATTGCATTGTGCTACTGTGTAAAATGGTAAAAGAAATAATAAGGAAATAAGTAATGATTTCATGTTATCTAAATATTGTTATATGTCCGTGTCTTTGAAAGATTTCGGTTGAGTTTAATTTTCTTGCGTAGAACGTATATGTGTAAACGCCATCAGATGCATAGTGATTACCACCATTTACACTTCCATCCCAATAAGGATATGAATCGTAATAATCACCCATACCTGAATAGATCATGTCACCCCATCTATTAAATATTTTAAATTCTACATCGACCCAACATTCTAAATCATAAACCATTTGCCATGTATCATTTAAACCATCATTATTTGGTGTAAATGTATTTGGAAGATAAACTGAAGTCCAATCTGGGCAAGTTAATCCAGGATCATCAATACATTCTAATCCAGTTTCACAATCAATAGAAATATACTCATAAACCGTATCTGTTAAGAATTCATATACAATAACTTCAACTGTATCGACAGTTGTAATAAAAAGAGTGTCAGTAACATATTCTGTAATGTACTCAATTTCAGTAATAGTATCGGTGATAAAAACCTCAACGAAAACTTCAACATCAACGTATACCGTGTCAATGGTTTCTACATAAAGAGTATCAGTAATAAAATTGTCTACATATTCAATAATAGTATTAGTTACATAAAGGGTATCGATAGTTTCTATGTAAATCGTATCAGTAATGTATTCGATTATAGTGTCAGGTACACAAGGATCGTAGCAAACAGCTATTCTATTATCATCTATATTAATATCAGGATATGTCTGTGTCTGATTAAAACTATTGCCAACAGTCCATCCATTATCTGGAAAATCATCATAACCTGCCGTTTGTGATAAATTAATTTGCCAAATTACTACTTCCCAACAATATCCCTCAAGAGGTGTGGCTAAAATACATTCCCAAGCAAATGGTGGATTTATATTAATAGTAACAACATCGCCAGTTTCCCAACCACCCCAATTTGTAACATTAGTATATGACCAACCTGGATGAAATGTTGTAGAAGTACAATCTGTGTTTTCTCCTAAGTCTTCTCCAGTGATTTCATTTACATAATGAATACCAAAAACAAGATGAGATACATTTTCATTATTATTTACGGAACTAGATCCATTGCCATCGCAAGTATTTTCATCCCACTGAGTAAATTCATTACATCCACAGTTTTCTGCATTAACAAATTCAATTACAAAAGAATGGTCATCTTCTGTTGTGACAGGTGGTGTTTGACTTATGAGTGTTAAATCACAAGTTTGCGCATATGCGCTAGTAACTAGAAAAAGCCCCAGAAAGGCTATCATTGAGTATTTCAGCATTTGTAAAAAAGTGTTTAAGAGTTCTAGGCCGAGAAGTTAAGTGTCGCCGTTGCGACTGGCCTAATGTTATATATCTTCAACATTATAGATATATAATATAATAATAAAAAAAATATGTTAGTCTAGCCTCTAATCAATAAATGTATTGTGCCTGACTTGATGTAGTATATGAAGTACTTCAAATTATTCCTCTTGTGTTTTATCTTGGCGATGCCTATCGTCCATGCACAAACTACTACAGTAAACTTAAAGTCACTTAAGACTCACTATGGTGGGAATCAATCAGGTCAATATTATACAGGTAATGCTAACTCGCATTCAGAATTTGACGCTATGGTTAATCTTGCCGATGGCGGTACTACACTCTATACATGGGGACCTATAGATATAACAAGTTACCAAGGCCCAAGAGGTGGTAATCATACTCCTTATCAACTATGGAATCCACCAAGATGGGGCAGTCAAAGATATGCAATTATCTATTCCGGTTGGTTTAAACCTAACAAATCAGGTACATATCGATTTAGAACTTTCACAGATGACTCACATGAGTTTATGATTAAAGGTATTGGTAAGACTAATGATATAGTTACTAAACATTATGGTTGGAATACATGGGCTTATGGTACGGCAACCCTAGATAAAACTGTATGGTATGAGTTTGAATATAGAATTCAAAATTTTGGTGGTATAGGTGCTGCAAATTTTCAATATGAAATACCCGCTAACTATAATACAGGTCAATTTAATCAACTCAGTCCCAGTCATCCATTTGCAGAATGGACTTCTACAGATCCTAACGCAGTACCTATCACGGCAAGTGGGTATATTAAAGGAGCAGAAGAACAAGGTATTGTAGGACAAACAGTTTACCTAAAGACACAGAATAAAAACCAAGTAGGTTTCTCATATACAACACAAGCCACTACAACAACAGATTCAAATGGATATTATTCATTTAATACTACGTTAAATTACAACGATTACGATTTTACAATAGACATCATTCCGACAATAGGAACGCTTACAACTTCAGATATTAACTGGTTTCAAGACAGATTACTATCAGATACAGTTAGTTCTAAAGATTATTGGAGACTTGATGTAAATAATACAGGTTCATTTTCTGCCTCTGACATTTATCTAATGCACCAGAAGAGACAAGGTAACATTTCCAGTTACCCTGGTGGAGGACAAGAAATATGGAACACAAATTCCTGGCAAAACCCGACCATTTGGCCGGCAGTTGCTGCGGATTCAGATGACAAATCACAACTCTCCGGTTACGGAGCATGGTCCCTCTTTGATTTAGCCAATGGAAATCAAACAACTTTCTATGTAATAAGAGCGGGTCATAAAAACTAAAAAAAAATTAAAAACAAATGAAATTAAAAAACATTCTTCTAACACTGGCTTTAGCTATCAGTACAATGACTGTCTTCGGGCAGACGACTGCGCCTGATGCAACAAAGCCTTATGTTATTTTTGATTCAACGTACACTTTAGAATCTACTGGTTCGAGCTCAAACACTGAGTTTGATATTTACTATGATAACACGTCTGGTAATGCAGTTAAAGGTATTCAGTTTTCGTTTAATTATGATAACACAGTATTTGATGAACCAACAGTAGCATATAACAATACATCTGGCCCAGTTGGATATTTGTCGTATGACGTTGATTCAACAAACGGAGTAGTAAAAGTAGTATGGGTTTATACTGGAGCATCTACCACTTTCGATATGATTGCTGGTAATATGTTTACAGTAAACGCACCTTTTCTATCAAATTACACAAACGGAGCAGTTGCTGACGTAGATTTTACTACTAATCTTACTGCTTATTATGTAAAGGCTGATGGAACAGATGGAGCTCTAGGTACACAAGATAATGGTGGTAACTTTATAGAACCTGTGTTTGATTATGTAGCAACTATCTTAAATAGTGGAACAAATCCAGCTGAATCTATTCCTGTGATTTTACAGAAATCATCAGATGGAAATACTTGGACAGATGTAACTACAGTAACAACGGCAGCAGATGGAACAGCAACATTCTCAGAAAGCTTAGACCAATCTTACTGGCAAATTAGACTTAAGATTGCAAGTGGACTAGATGCAAGTGCAGCACTATCAACTGCAGATGCTAATATGATCGCACAAATTGTTGCGGGAGTACAATCAGCTTCTGGTATTCAGTTCTATACTGCAAATCCAAATCAAGCTACTGGAATTACAGCATCGGATTCTTACTTAGTATTCTCTAGATTAGCACAAGGTAACTCAAGTTACGCTTCTAATCCAGATGTATTATTCTTTACTGAAGCACAATATAATACTATTAATGCTTCAAGTTCAGATCAGTCAAGTTCAATTCCAGGACTATCAGTATTTTTATCTCCACAAATTAATGGAACTACCACTGGTAATTTCTACCTATTAATATTAGGTGATGCCAACGGTACAGGTTTAAATTAATATGAGGAATATACTACTAACAATATTAGTATTGTTCACCACATGTGCACAATCTCAGGTCGTATTTAACGTACCTGAGATTGATGTGCCTGTAAGTGAGTTTATTAATCTGCCTGTAGAAATTGAAACTTCAGGCGAAGATGTTGGTAGTTTAGAATTTGCATTGAACTATGATCCAGACTATTTAGAGTTTGTATCGATTACTGTGACACCTAAAGCTCAAGAGTGGTTAACATATACTATGGACTGGGAAGGTGAAACTGTTAGATGGGGCGGTTATGACGCTTCCTTCGGTAATTTTACTATAATTAATACAACAGAATTATTTACGGTAAGATTTAGGGTTACTAATCAAGATTGGGACACAATTCCAATTACGATTGGTAGAAAAACAGCTGGCACAGAATTAGGATGGGATATTGATGTTGAAAACACAGATGGCTATGTGAATAAACGATCAATGCCATTTGATACTAGGCCAACTGATGGTATTTATGGAATTGTTTATCCAGTTCCAACAAAAGGTCCAATTACATTTGACCTGACAGTACCAGACAATGGCGATTATATTGTCAGAGTATTAAACTATAATGGTTCAGAATTTTTAAAAGAAAGTAAAAGATTCTTTGCAGGATGGGTACAATTTCAAATGGATCTATCTTCATTACCACAAGGTGTTTATCTCTTACAAGTTACTAATGGCCAATTTGTTAAAACATTTAAAACCATAAAAAAATAACTTAATAATGAGAAAGAAGATGATTGCACTGTCGTTAAGTTCAATACTACTATTTGGATGTGGAGCTACAAAGCCTACTTCAGATGGATGTTGCGAGAAAAAAGTACTAACACAAAAAGAAGCTGATGAGAAGATCATGAATGGTCTACTATTTACATTAGTAACTTATATAATACTTAGTACATTAAAAATAAACTAAGAAGAATGTCAGATAAAAAAGAAAACAAATTCTTTTCTGAAATTAAAAATCAAATCATTGCCGGCGTTGGCTTAGTCATCGCCGCTGGGTTTGGTATCTTTATTACTAACATGGAAGGTTGGTTATCTCCAAAAAAGGAACCTACTCCAGTTGTAGTACAAGATAGTATTCCGGCTCAACCACAAATTATTATTAATAATATAGTGGAAAAGAAGGAAGCACCAAAAGTGATTGTTAAAGAAAAGAAAGAAGACGAAATAACATGGTAAGATTATTTACACTGGTCTTTTTGTTAGTTACCTTTACAGTTAATGCTCAAATAGGTAAAACTGAGACTGAAGACTATAAAGCTAGTTTTGAACAAAAAGCAGACATCGATGAGGTATCTGACTATATGTTAGATTATCAATTGCCTATTCAAGTATTAAATATAGGCTTTACACCAGAACTATATGAATTCTATCCAGAATTGAGAGAGAATAGAGTTGGTTTAGGTGTTAGTAATATTACTCTGTCTTATTTAGAATGGACAGATAGATTTCTATTTACAGAAGATAAAGAAGAAATCAAACAGAGAATGGTTAAGCAACATAAAGCTGCAGCAAAAGGTATATCGGCAAATGATATTAAAGTTGTAGGTAATGTTGTGTTAGCAGAGTATTTTGTATATGTAGAAATATATGACTATTCAGTATCTGAGGAAGAAGAAGTTACAGTTGATGGAGTAAAGACTGTACTAAAAACTATTATTGGTATGCAAGTAAGATTTGTTAATGCTGAAACTGGAACTATTTTCACAGGCAGTGGAAGTGGTGAAGCAGTCACGATTAAAAGATCAAAGATTGGTGAAGACAATGTTGTCAAATTCAATCAATCAACAATTGGTATTGCAACTAAGAAAGCCCTAGAATCTGGAACTGCTCGTATCGTAAAAAGAATGATAAAGCGTGGGATATTTGAAGAATAAAATAATAACAGTTCTGTTATTCTTAGCACCACTAGTCAGTTATGGCCAGTGGTCTTATACGTTTACAGATCCATGTACTCTGAATCAACAAACAATTCAAATGGGTTCAAGTGATGAGATTGCCTTAAATTATTTTGGCAATGTTCAGACATTTACACAACCAGATTTTACAGATGGTACTTTTGATGCATGGATGAATTTAGTTACTCAGGCTAATTCTGCGAATCCATGTCAAAGCGTTACTCAAGCTATTACAAATAATACAAATGCTATAATAGTTCAAAATACTATTACAGTAATTACAAATATAATGAATGTGTTAGGTGGAGATATGTTACCACAAGCACTTTCATCATCAGGTGTTCCAGTAGCAGAGGCTATTGATAATGCAAACAAAAAGAAGAAGAAAAAGAAAAAGAAGAAATCAGGAGAACAAAGTTCTAACTCTAATAAAGAATCTGAAGATTCTAATAGTGAATCTAATAGTTCCGATAATAAAAATAATGAGAATAGTAATTCAGAGTCTAGTTCGGAACAATCTAATGGCTCTGGTTCTAATCAAACTAGTAATGAACAAAGTAATACAGGTGGAGGTGGCACTTCAACAGGTAGCGCTGAAACAAAAACAGAAGATGAATCAAAAGAAGGCGGATTAGGTATGTCTTTAGCTAATTCTATTTCAAATGCAGTTGATGGTGGAGAATCAGATAATAAAAACAGAGGTTCTTTAATTGCATCAGGCGATATTGTAGTTATTGACAACCAAGATAACTCAAATGGACGTCAAGTAAAAGTAGTAGGTTCTATTACTAGTGCTAATACAAAAAAGAGCAGAGTTCAAGGAGCACTATTTACATATACAACTGTAACTAATGATTTTAGTTTAACTTTCTATAAATCATGGATCAATCCGAATAGAACATTTAATTTAGTAGGTGCAAATACTACAATGACTAATTTTAATCAAAATCATTTAAACACAACTACTGTTTTAGAATCATTTAAGTTTGGTAAGAAGAAATTCACTGGAATGGCTGGTTTAAATTTTACTATAGGTAAATTAGGTAAAAGAGAACTACAAAATCTATCAGCAGTTACTGGAGTTCATAGAAACTTTAGAGTTAGTCCAAAGATTACAACATCGGCTTTAATTCTAGGAGTCTATTCTCCATTCACACAATACTATGAAGGTCAATGGTGGGATCCAGGTGTTCTTATAGTTCCATTTAGTTCTTGGGATATACAAATTACAAAAACATTCAAATACAATATCAGTTTTACTGGAGTTTGGCAATCAGGTGGAAATGCCCTCAACTATCAAATACTAACTGGTGGTAAAATTAGATTCTAATATGAAAAAGCTATTAATACTCCTATTCTTAATTCCAACTATGTTATTCGCACAAGATTGTTATACTGTTAAGAATGTAACAACAGAAGTTGAAATGGAAGAGATCAGCCAAAGAAGAATTACATTTGGTATTAAACAAATGATGGAAGATGTTATTTCAGACAAGTATGATTTATGTTTAGATGGTAAGCCAGTTGAAGTTAAAGTAACTTCAATAGAAGCACCAACGACTGGAATATCGATAGGACCGTGGACTAAAGTGAGTAAAAAAACAATAGTCACTTTACTAATCTATATGGATGATAATGTAATTGAAGTTGAAGGAATGGCTAAATCTACAGTTAAAGCTACATTCATCGATTTACAAGATGAGAACTTACCTTTTAATAAGACAGTATTTGCGTCTGCAATCAAGAAAGCTATCGAGAAATCTCTAAAATAGGGTTTACCTGTTGAAACTATTTATATTTAATGTCGTATAAGTATTATAAAAAATATAAATATGAAATTTACAGTTAAAGAAACACCTTACATTAGGTATCAAATGACAACTCATCAAGGTACTGTTTTATTTGATGAAGAAGAAGTTACATTTAGATTTTCTGAAGATGATAATGGTTCTGAATTCTATATTTTAGGTGAAACAGGCTTTGAACAAAGTCCTTTAGAAGATCCAAAACATATTGCTATTTACGCGGCTATCATGGAATGGGGTAATCCTGAGGAATTAGAACAAGGTGAAGAAATCGAATTGGATCAAGAAACACTTGATCTATATCAATAAATTAACCCCAAATGGCAAATCTTAAAAAGAAATACAATAGAACTAAATCTGAATTAGTTAGGGCTTTAAATAAGTCTGATAGAAGAACAGTAGTACTTAGTATTAAAGTGGTAGAAACTTCTAAAATTAAAGAACATCTTATTTATGAATGTTTATATTTAGATAATGGTAAAGAAAAGAATGTTACTATTATAGCCCAAGATATTACTAATGCAATGTTAAAACTTGAGCCTTATCTTGGTGCAGGTATTCCTGACACAACAACTAATTTAATTCTGGGAAGTGAAAGATATCCTAATGTACCTTTAGATCCGCCAGTATAAAAAAAATTATGAAAAAAGCAATATACTTTATATCTTTATTAATATTAACCTCATGTTCTGAAGATTCTATTACACAACAAGAAACTAAAGAAGAAAATGGTTACAAAGTCACAATAGTAGAATTTGATGGATGTGAATATGTAAGTTTTAAAAAGAATTGGAGTACCAGTTCAAGTATTACCCATAAAGGTAATTGTAAAAATCACAATTATTTAGATGGAAGATCATTTAATGATAAAGTCGAAGCTCTTAGAGAAGAAAGTGGGCTTATCGACAATCTACTAAACAATATAAAATAGATGGAGTTAATAAGTACGCATCCGGTCAAGAAGTCCGACTTGGGATTTCATGGCAATCTTTTTGGTGGAAAATTATTAGCATGGGTTGACGCAGCGGGAGCTGCATATGCTTCCCAAGTATGCGATACACCAAGAATGGTAACAGTTCTCATAGATAAATGTGTTTTTAAAAAACCAGCAAAAGAAGGACATCTCCTTAAAATATACGGTGAAGTAGAAACAATAGGAAACTCATCTGTCACCCTAAAAGTTGAAGCAAGATCACATAATGTATACAACGGTAAACAAGGCATTATACTTGCAACACATATTAAATTTGTAAGAGTAGACGAACAAGGTGAAGCAATTTCTGTCAGTAGTAGAGTTAGAGATAAATATATGGGTGATATATAAAATGGGTGTTTAATTAAAAAACATTAAAAAATCATGAGCAATACAGAAAAGTTTCTACAACTATTTTCAGATTTTGATATGGTAGTAGTAGAAAAAACAGTAAACAAGCCAAAAAAGACGATTAAGGCAACGTCCAGTATTAACGCTAATCAAACGAGAAGCGAACTAAAAAAAGCTTTAAAAAGATTGACAGAGGAATATAGCAGAGCTAGAAAATCCTTTAAACAAAATAAATTAAGCCGTCAAGAATTATTTGATTTTGAATGGAGATTATTTGAAATTCAAGAAGAAATCAATAGATTAGATGACGAGGCAACGACAGAATGAGATTAGAATCACTTAGTACATTTATTATAGATAGATTGGTTTTTAGAAAAGAACCAAAAGATAAACATGTAATAAGATTAAGTGCAACACAAGATAAAGAATGGTTTAAATCATATTCAGAAGATGCACCCATAGAATTACCACCTTCAAATTCATCTGAATTAGTAAAACTAGAATTATTAGATATGGCAATAGAATGTGCCAGTACAAAAAAGCCAGCAAAATTAGAACATAAATATGACGATGATTTTATGTGGGCATTTAAAGAATTAGTTAAATCTAATGATTTACAATGGTCAAATAAATATTTTAAATATTTGATCAAAGCAGCTGGTGATAGAATAATTAGATTAAAATATAAATACAATAGACCAAGACCATACCAATTAGCACCATATCATGGTGTAGATATAAAGGTATTCGGTTCTGATACAGCAAAAACTCCATCATTTCCATCAGGTCACACTGCCCAAAGTATATTAGTGGCAAAAATAATAGGTGATGTATACCCCCAATTAAAAGAAGATGCTATGAAAATAGCGGATGATGTTTCTAAATCAAGAATAGTAGGAGGTCATCACTTTAAATCAGATATTGAATTTGGTGAAAAGATAGGAATGTGGTTGTATAATAACTTAGTTAAAGAATGGAAGAAATAGTATCTAAATTTGTAGGAGAATGGGGATGGTTGACGGCTGTTGCGATAATAACATTTGCATTTAAAGATCTTGTTTCTAATTTTGTAATAGGAGCACAGTTTTTATATGGCAATGATTACAATATAGATGATATAGTTTACATTAGAGGAGCTAAAAAGGCCAGAATAGTAAGACAAAATATATGGAAAACTGTTTTTTATGTATATGGTCACGATAGAAAATTTATAGTTCCAAATAATATGTTATGGAGATTAGAAATAGAAAAAGACATACCAAAAAATGAAACACATTAAAACACAAAAGATTTACGAAGATGCACAAAAAGTTGCTGACTTAAATCAAAAGATTAGAGATTTAGATAAAAAGAAAACCGATATCAAGATAAAGGCCGCTGATACTGCTAAAAAGCAAAGAGAAGAAGAGGATCCATTGAAATCCGAGTTACATGCGATCGCTGCACAAAAACTTTCTTTACAAGCACAAATAGTAAAATTAGATATTAAAACTGCTGCCATTAAAATAAGACAAGAAAATAATAAATAAACTTTTTTAAAAGGGTTTATATAACTTAAGATGAAATACGTTAAAAGATATGAAGCTTATTTAAATGAAGCAAGAAGGCCAGGTAAACCATATCATGGGTCTAAAATTCTTGTATTTGATCTTGATGATACATTAGTTATATCTTCTGCAAAAATCAAGGTGTGTAATAAAAAAACAGGTGAATGTTATTCTCTAACACCTGAAGAATTCAATACATATGAAAAAGGTGAACATGAAGAATTAAACTTTGACGAGTTTAAATCTTTAGAGATTATGAAAGCCGGTAAATTAATAGAATATTATCTTAAAATATTCAAAGAAGCTTATAAGTCAAAATTAGCAGTAGGAATTGTTACGGCAAGAGATGATCGTAAAATGATTCATAAATGGCTAAGAGAACACGTAGGATATAGAATTGATTATGAATTAATATTTGCAGTTAATGATCCTATTCACAAATTCAAAGGTAATATATCTGATCGTAAAAAAGCAGCATTCAAAGAACTTATAGAAATGGGTTACAATGATATGCAGTTTTATGATGATGACGATGCTAACCTAAAATTAGTAAAATCATTAGAAGACGAATACGATGGGATAAATATATCAACAATAAAAGCAATAAAATAATATGAGTACATTCGGAGATATTAGAAATAACTTTCAGATTGCAATGAACAGAAAACAAGCTGAAATAAATGAGAAAGTCAAATATAATTACAAAAGAGAATTTTTTAACTCAGCATATACTGATTGGATGAAATCTGCTTCTTATCCAGGTGCGATCACTAAATTTGGTACAGGTGAACAATTAAGAGCAGATTTAGGGGTAGAACCAACTGACAATACAACTCAAATGTTAATAGCATCTGGTTTACCTAAAGATTATTTTGAAATTGAAATACAATATCCTGGAGATGACAAATCACTTTCCGGAACATTTCCAACCGTAGTTGTTACGATACTAAAAGATATTAATATTGGAACTGAAACTTTTTTAAAAGGTGAAGAATATCTTATTGTAAGTAATGTGGCTAAAACAAAAACCGGAGAAAAAGCAATAATAGGAAGAGGTAAATTAACACCTAAGGCTCTAGGACTAGATGGAAAGGGAGCTACTTATGGAACAATAGATATTATATGTAAAGCAGCTATTGATGCAGTTGAAAAAAAATACGGTAACACCTTTCCTAAACCATACATAGACTATATTAAAGATCTAGTAGAGTATACTAGAAATCAAGATACATATAAAATTCCCGGGAATTTAAAAACATTTCTTAAAGAAGCAGGTCAAAGTTTTGAATTGGATTTTGGTAAAAATATACAAGAAGAATATGGAATAGACTCGGTTTCATTAGCAAAAATAGCAAATGATTTTGGAGAAATATTAGGAGGTATATTTTTATTCAGTGCAGTTAGCGATCCTGGGACGGGCTTAAGTTTTCCACAAGGAGCAAATGCTGCGTTAGTAGATTTTCATTTTGATGGATGGGACATATCTTCAAAAGCTGGTAAAAAAGGAGGAACTCCATCTATCGTCACGATGTGTGAAATAATACATAATAGAGTTTCTGATAAGAATTCCGAACAGAATTTTGTTTTAGACAAGTCTGAAAGAAAAACATATGATGATATAATCAAAGTGATTGCTGATCCTAAAACAAATGGAGGATATACTAAAGAGCCTAATCAAGGAAGACAATCAAATGTATGGCTAACAAATATTGTTTTAGCAAATAGTCTTTTATATAACAATAAAACTTCCGGATATAGGTCTATTTTAGATAAATTAGGAATAAACAATATGGAAGTTTCTAGGCATATACTTCATGAAAAAGTAGATGAACTATTTAATAGAGATCAAGGAGAATGGTATAAAATAATGGATGAATTTTGGAGCAAAACAGGTTCCAGGCCTGATGGTTGTAAGAATGAACAATCAGCAGTAACATATTATGCTAAAAGACTTAAGAAAAACGACCAATATAGGTTTGGTGTTATTTTTTATCCTATTTCTCAGGAACTAGTAAAAACTATAAATAGCAATAAAGTATATGTTGACGGTTTATCTTCTATGGTAAACAGAGTCAGTTCAGTTCAACAGTTGTATTTATTAATAGGTGTAAAATCAACAGGCATTCAATTTAAAATTAAAGATTTTGCAGCCGCAAGGTTTCAGTTTAGCGCAGGAACTGGGGCAAATGAGCCATTTAATAAAAACATAGGGCTTGAATCTAGATAAAAAATAAACCATTCTAAATTTATTCGTATAACATCTATAAACGAATATAAAAATGCAAGATTACACATACATACTAGGTCCTTGTAGTATTGAGAACGAGGACAACTTCATGTTAGTTGCTGAAACACTTTATCCATTAATGAATGGAAAAGATTGGTATCTTAAAGGCAGTTTCGATAAAGCTAATAGAACTTCAATTCACTCTAATAGAGGTCCAGGTTTGGACGAAGGTATTAATATTATGAGAAATGTCAAAGATAGATTTCCTGATATTAAAATAGTTACTGACATTCATGAAACAAGTCAAGCATTACCATTATCTGATGTGGTAGATGTAATTCAAATTCCAGCATTCTTATGTAGACAAACAGATCTATTAGTAGAGTGTGCAAAACATTTCAATACTATTAATGTTAAGAAAGGACAGTGGTTATCGGCAGATGCTATGAAACATGCTGTTACTAAAATTAAAGAAGTAAATCCTAATTGTCAAGTTTGGCTTACTGAAAGAGGTTCTAACTTTGGATATGATAGATTAATTGTAGATTTTAGAGGTGTTGATGTAATGAAAGAATTTGCAGACAAAGTTATCTTTGATTGTACACACTCTACTCAAATGGCAGGTGACGGTATTACAGGAGGAAGTCGTAAATTGGCAAAGCAATATTCTCAAGCAGCTCGTATATTTGAATATGATGGAGTGTTCGTTGAAACACACCCAGATCCTGAAAATGCCATCTCAGATTCAGGTAGTCAAGTAGAATTAGACTGGCTTGTAAATAATTTAAAAAATATTTAAAAAAATAGTATTATATTAAGAAACTATATTATAAAACGTGATATATAATATAAGAGAACGATAAAGTTCTTGTCTCTAAAAATAACGTGTTTTATAATGGCTGAATTAATTCCAGGAGCTGCGTCGGTTCCTGAGAGTGATTCAACAACCGTAGAAGTTACAAGTGTTAAGAATGATCAAGTATTCGAAGTAAACGTAGAAGATCTTCAAAACACTGCGGATGATTACGCAAATTGGGTCCATTTCGGGGTCGGTGGTCCAGCTTAAACAAACTCAATGAAAAAGCAGCCAAAAGGCTGCTTTCTTCTTTTATGAAACAAAAGACGGATAAATAGTATAAGTAATAAGAATTTAATTAAATAAAAAACAAAAATTATGAGCACAACATTAATTGTATTGGCATTATTAGCGGTAGCCGCTGGTGCCTATTTCCTTTTGATCAAAAAGGGTAAAATCGAAGATAAAGACGGTGACTTTATTGCAGACGTAGTAGAAGACAAAGTAGATTCTATTAAGAAAGAAGTAAAGCGTAGAGCTAAAAACGTTAAAGCTGAAATTGGTGATGTTAAAAAAGCATCTAAAGAATTATTGGATCAAGCATCTGATGTTGCAGAAGCAGCAGCAGGTAAAACTAGAAAAGGTAGAAAACCAGCTGCTAAAAAAGCGCCAGCTAAAAAGAAACCAGCTAAAAGAAAAGCTAAAACTGGAAAAAATGTATCTAGTGGATCAGGTTCTGGTGCAGGTGAAATTATAGGAGGATCAGGAAAGGGTAGTTCTAGTGGATCAGGTTCTGGAAAAGGTTCTGGAAAAGGTTCTGGAAAAGGAAAAGGTGGTTCTGGAAAGAAATAAGAATATATAAATAAAAATATACAATCAAAAATATGTCATCATTTATAAATTTCAATAATAAAAATGACTCTGCAATAAATTTATATTCTGCAGAAGTAATTAAAGAAGCTTTATTGATATCTGAAACTAAAAGTCCTATTAAAGCTACTAAAATTGTAGAGGATATTAAAGAACCTGTTGTATTAAACGAGGCTTTAAATCTTTTTACAGATAAATTAACAGCGGTTAAATCACTATCTAGTGCTATAATTACAGTAAATGAAGGTAGAGTTAAGCAATTTGAAATGGATTTCAAAGATATGGTTAATGATATTAAAAAAGGTTATGGTTGGATAGATCCTGAATATGTTGCCCAAACTTGGGACAATTCTAGTGATTCTATTGACTTCAGTTTAGTAAGAGATGAAATATTTGATAGATTAATTGATGCTGGTTTATTAGCACATCCAGATCCTAGTAATCCTGAAAAAGCAGGTAAGAAACTTAAATCAGCCAAAGAATTATATGCATTCGAAAATAATGAAACTAAGTTAGAAGAAGGCAAATCAATTACTAAAATTCAAAAAGAGTATGGCCAAGTTGTAAAAGACATGGTAACTACTGTTGAAGAATGGAAAGCAGCTGAAGGTGACAGAAAGACTGAACTATTAGAAAAACTAAGAGCATTAACTGCACAGAAAAAAGATTTACTATCTCAATTAGACGATGCTGTAGGTTTAAAAGATGTTCATGCAGAATTAGCTGAATCAGTAGTTATTACTGAAGGTTCTAGTAAAGAATTTGAAAAAGCTCTTGCACATTATGCGGAAATTGGTGGACATTCAGACAATGGTCGCGGAGACTTAGTTGATGCTTATTGGAAATTGTTAAATAAAAAGCAACGTGATGAATATTTTATGCCATTGGCACATGCGCAATATGCTAAAAATCATAAAGTTGGTTGGGCAAAAGAAGTTACTGAACATCACAGCGAAAATCCAAATGACAAATATGAAGTAAGACATTGTGATAAACCAGAAACACCATATGGTGTTTGGGAAGGCGATACATTAGTTAAATGTTTTGAACTTGAAGAAGATGCATTTGCTTTTGCTAAAGAACAAAATAAAGAACAAGGCTTAAGTGAAAATAGAGAATTAATGGCAATAGATTCTTATTTAAATACAAAAGACGAAGAAGTTTTAATCGATTTCTTAGACGATGCATATGGAAATTCCGATGATAGAAAAACTAGAAAAGAATGGGAAGATGCAAGAAAAGATCTTGGTTATAGTGAATTAGTTGATTATGCAGTAGCTCATGCTGAAAACTTTGGTATGGACTTACAAGATATAGAAGATGCTATAGAAGTTTATGAAGCAAAAACAATCAATGAAAAAGATGATGCTGGAACACACTTAGACAATTTAGCTGATTTAGTAGGAAATGCTAAATCATTTATGAATGTTGGTAAAGAATTAAAAGCTGGTAATTACAAATATGACTTTAGTACTGGTATGATGCCAATGTATATGATAAAAGCAGACGGTTTTAAATTCGCAATACTAAACAAGAAGTATGTTGATGGTGGTGATAGAGAAGTTGGAGATATTGCAATTGGTTTAATGGAATCAGTGAATGAAAGAAGTTATGGTCAGAATTCAGATGATGCTTTAATACTTATTCAACAAGCACTTAAAGGAATGAAAAACATGAAGGCTGAAATCAAAGGCGATACTGTAATTATTTCTAATAAAGCTAAAGATGAATTTACATACTCATTAAATGACGGCGGTGATGTTCAAGAATTTATTGACGAATTAGAAGAATCAGTAGTTGAAGTAACATTAGATTCACTAGTTGAAAAATTTGCATTAGACACTGAAGTAAATGAAGATATTAGAGGTGATGTAAAAAAATTCATTAGAGATAATAAAGAAGTATTAAATGATTTAGCAGATCAAGATTTATGGGATGAAATGTATCAAAAACTATATGATGAGTTTGGTGTAGATGCAGATTCTATTAAAGCTAAAGATCTATTAAAGACTTTTCAATTCGTATTTTAAATTGTTCGTAACTTTTTAAAAATAAAAAGCCAAATATTTTTTTATTTGGCTTTTTTTTGGTATATTAGTAGTATAATTAAAAAACAAATAGAGATGGACACAATTTTAACATTCGTACTAAGAAATTCACTAGGTGATTGTACAAACAATGGTTTAACTTCTAGAGAAGATAGCATTATTCTTCACTATGGACAAAATTTACAAACTGACTTAATTCCAGATGATGAGTTGATACTCGTTGAAAGAACAATATTTGGAAAACAATCTAATTACGCAGTTCCTGCAGGATTATTTAAAAGTGGAAGACACTCTATGGCTGGTGGTAATTTTATCTACACATCAGATTCAAGATTCCCATCAGATGCTCCTATTTCAGTTCATGATAGAGTTGAAACTAGTAAATGGGAAAAACAAGAAGAGAAAGAATTTAATGATAGTTTAAATATACAGAGTTTTAGTTTATCTTAAAAAAACATTATGCGTAGTAATTTAAGAAATGCAGTGTTAATTACATTTTTACCTTTTATGATATCGCCTAGTTATAGAGCAGATCATTCTAGAAAAATTATTGAACATGTAGAGAGAATTGAACCTAAGCCTATAGAAGAAATAGTAATTGAGCCAAAAATTGATAAATTAATTATGGCATTAATTCAAGTAGAATCAATGGGCAATGATTCTGCAATAGGTGATACACATCTAAAAGAGCCTTCAATTGGAGTTTTACAACTTAGACCCATTATGGTAAGAGAAGTTAATAGAATTCTAAAAAAACAGAAAATCAAAAAGAAGTTTAAATTAAAGGACAGATTTAGTAAAGATAAATCTATAGAAATGTTTTTGATTTGGAAAAACTATCATCATCCAGAAGGAGGTTTTGAAACTATTGCAAGAAACTGGAATGGTGGACCAAGAGGATATAAAAATCCAAGAACAGAACACTATTGGGCTAAAGTACAATTAGAGTTAAATAAATAGGATATATAGATTATAAAAAATATATTTTATTATGAAACACACAAAAATGTTTGAAGACTTTATAAACGAATGTGAATGCGGAGGTAATTGCTCATGTGAATCTTCTAAAAAACAACCTATTGTAGAAGCGAACGCTGATGGTACTATTTCAGATGACGAAGATGAGAGAAGAGAAGAACTAGAAATGGAAGTATATAATGAAGCAAAATCATTTGCAGAATCTGTAAAAGAAAGAGCTTATGAAATAGGTGGAAGCTTTAGAGGACCAGGTATTCAATCTGACGTAACTAAGCAAATCAAAAAAGCGTTTAAGGATGCTAAATTTAAATTATAATTATTATGAAACACGTAAAACTATTCGAAGATTTTACTAATGAAACTTCTCATTTAACTAAAAAAAGCAGAGCTGGTCTTTCTAAAAAAGAAACTTTAAAGGTTGCACAGAAATTTGCAGATGCTCTTACAAAATTAGACGGTAAAGAATACACTGTTAGTGATGATTATGAAGAGGACTCATTCGACCTAGATATTGACGGAGACGAATATGCAGGTGGTTCATATAACATTAATTCTGATGGTACTGTAGTTAATATGGCAGTTTGGAATAGTTCTAATGAATCTCCAGTATATGGTGATAAAGATGATGATGTTAAAACCATTATTAAAAAAATAAAAAAATTAAACTTTTAATTATGAAAAAAGTAAAATTGTTTGAAGAGTACGTGAGCGAGTCAAGAGGTGATTTTCAAATATATCACAGAACATACTCTTCAACTATAGACGAAATTGAAAGATACGCAGCAGTAAAGGGTTATCATCTTGATAGTGAGGAATATGGTAATGCATATGTTGATGCATTCTTTAAACCAAAAGAAGGTGCAACTAAAAAAGATACATTAAGTTTATATAAAAACGACAAAGAACAAAAGAAAGCTTTACATGTTCAAATATACGGTAGAAGTGGAACAGCTGGATATGAATTAAATATGTACATTAATTAAATTATAATAACATGGCAAAAGTATACACAGTATGGGGATCTAACCCAGAAAAAGGTAACCGTTTTGATAAAGCTGAAGAATGGATAGCAGCTTTATTTGAATCTGAAGAAGAAGCAAACGACTTTAAAGAAGCTGAAAGCAAAAATTACAAATTTATAGAACAGACTATTTATGATACTAATAAGGGTATACGTGTAGCTAGTGGTTTTCATAGTGCTAGAATTTTTTGTGAAGATATGACTAAAAACAAGGCTAAAAAAGAATTACTAAATTTAAACACTAGGTGTTCAGCATACTTTAATAATCCTATAGAAGCCGGAAGTTACGTTAAATTCGATAAAAATGGATTTGTTGATGGTAAAGGATATGATTTTTATTCCAATGAGGATAATAAAATCCAAGAATCTAAAAGGACATTAAAATCCTTTGTAGAGGTAAAGTTATTTGAAGAGTTTATAAACGAAGCAAGACAAGCACCTGCTAAGAAACTATTTAAAATGATAGTTAATGGTAGTACTTCTGAAATTGAAGGAGTTAAAATATCTAAAGATATGGCTCAAGCGGCATTAGATTGGTTTGATAGATCTACTTACGCTAGAAAATATGAAAAGCAAGTTAAGACTGCTGGTATGGGCGCTGTAGCTCCACTAATCTTTGGAGATAATTGGGGTATTAAGAAAACTATTTCCTCTAAACTTAAAACTGAATTTAAAGAATTACAAACACAGTATAAAAGAGCGGTAACTGAAAGTGTTAATGAATCAGCAACTGATTTATTAGCCGATGAAATTGATGATGCAAAAGTATATGATGCTTTTTCAGACGGTCAATCAGTAAATGCTAGATCAACTGCTAAAACATGGGACGATGGAGTTCCTGTATTAAAGTATATTGCTAGAGCTTCTAAAAAAAGTGTTAAATTACCCAAAGAATTTAAAGTAGTAGATGATACTAAATATGGATGGTGGTATTTTTTTAGTGCAGGAAAATGGCATGGCATCCAACAAAAAGATTATGGAACACCTCCATTTGAATACTAATAATAGTAAATCGTATTTTAAAATAATGGAAGGAGACAGTAGTGGACATATCGAAAAACTTAACAAGCCGCCTAGCGAATTGGAGCATGATGATAGCTCTATTTTTCAACCCTCTTGGGTTCGACGTAATCCAATATTGGCTAACGACAATCACTGGAAGTCTTTGGTACGCCAATTTAGTTATGTATGTTATGGCGGGATTATTCTTTGGATTGGCTATCTTATTTCGGTGGCGGTCTCGTAAAAAGATTGAAACTTCTAATACTTCAGACGTATAAATAATAAACATCATGTTATTAATTTCTAACAGAGGTAATATTAATGGTCCTAATTCACTTTTAGAAAATACACCAGATTATATAGACTCAACGATAGATCAAGGGTATAACGTAAAAATAGATTTATGGTATATTCATGATAAATGTTTTTTAGGACAAGATGGTCCTAAAAATGAAGTTTCATGGGAATGGATTATTAAAAATGCAGATTATTTATGGGTAAATTGCATGAATACATCAACATTTTCATTTCTACTAGAAAATGCCAAACCACTAAATTTTTTTTATAATAAATTAGATTCAATAGCAATGACTTCTCAAGGATTTGCATGGTCTAATAACAATGATTTTTCAAAAGGCACAATAGTCTATAATACAGATGCAATTGAAGGTGTATTAGGTGTATGTTCAGATACTGTATCTAAATGGTCAAAACAGATAGCCATATGTTTTTATGGTGAAGCTGGTCTGCCTAACAAGAAAACCATAAAGAATCATAAGGATAATATGATAACTCCTCTAACAGAGTTGGGATATCATCTGGAATACTATGGCTCTAAACGATTAAATCACAAAGAGAATGATCTTAAATTTAATAAGATATATAATTTTAAAGGATTACGTTCTCATTTAGCTGATAACGAGAAAGAATCTGATGACTTGGATAAAACTCACATTGCTTCAATATATGAAATGATAGGTTCTCATCCATATGAAACAGCATTCTTTATACGTTGGGACCAAAAGTTAACAAGCACAGAGATAATTGATCATATAAAAACATACGATAAAAATGAAAATTAAAAAAACATTTAAACAATTTAATTTAGAATCAATCAATGAAGGCCAATTCTCATGGATTACTTATGATACTGATGTACAAATAGGTTCTGAAAGAGAAAACACTATTGATGTATACATGTTTGATAACGAAGGTAATCAATGGCATGAAAAGAAATATGAAGGTTATGGTGTATTTGGTAACATGGACTATTATGAGTTATTAGCCAAAATGAATGGTTATACAGAAGAAGACTTAGAAAATAAAGCAGTACTTAAAGCTATTAGAGCAATGGGTAAAGCAGAAATGAGAGATATTGGTATTACTTTAGCTTTCGAACCTAAGAAATTAAAAACTAAAGCAAAAGGTAATAAAGTCCTATTCCCTGCATTAGTTGAAAATCCAAAGTTTCCATGGAAAAGACATGACTTTACTGAAGAAGCAGAAACTGATCCAAATCAATCATGGTATCAAGAACCTGAGTATGATGATTATGAAGATGATGACGATTACGAACAAGGTTGGTATGAATCTAATAATTTATTTCCTACATTTGATGATTATACAAATATCAACGAAAATAAATTTGACGGTATTGCAGATTTAGTAAAATCTTTACATTTCGAAATCGATCCTAAAACTGCTGAAGAAAAAAAGATTGAAATAGGTTACAGACAAGGAGAAGTTACAAAGCGTAAACAAATCGAAGGTGGTGAATATTCTTTAAAAAGATTTAGAAAAGAAGTTAAATATGGTGATGGAACTTATTTAGGTGTATTTATACCTGGTTCTTATGATGCTGCAGTCTCTTCATTAGGAGATGGACCACATGCAAAAAAAGTTAAGAAAGTAAATTGGAACCAAAGAAAATATGACAAATGGATTTCTGATTTAGCATATGATAATGACGGTGGTGGACAAGATTCAAGTTATGGTTTTGAAATGGCACAAAATGCTAAATTTGAGCCAGGACTTATTGCTTTTGTTAAAAGAAGTAATAGAGGTGAAGATCCATTACAAAGAATTCAATGGGACATTGAAGCTGCAATGGAATCAGTAGTCATTAATGTTAATGAAGCTAAAGTAAGTTTAGAAAAACTAAAAGAATTTGTATCTAAGCATTTGAGATTCGTAAGTACTTCAGATGAATTTGATGGAACAGAAGGCGGATTATGGGCTTCTGCTGAAGATGCTGATATGTATAAAGGAAGAAGAATTTACGATTATTACTCTGAAGATCACAAAAATTACACATTCGGTGTACTCAATTCATGGGAAAAAGAACTAAACAAAAGAGGATATTATAGTGAATATTATGACGCAGGTACAGTGATGATCTGGGAAGAATAATATTTTAGTAAAATTATTTAATCTAAAAAGAGGTACTTTTAAAGGTACCTCTTTTTTTTATGATATATAGATTATAAATCACAGTTAACTATTATGAAGAAAATAAAATTATTTGAACAATTTATTGATGAAGGTGTTCATGATCAAGGAATTCTTAAGGCATTCTTTATGGCAGGTGGACCAGGTTCTGGTAAATCATATGTTGCTACAGAACTTTTTAATTTTCCAAAAGGAGTAGTAAGTTCGGTGTCATATGCAACAGGATTGAAACTAGTCAATAATGATAATGCGTTTGAAGCAGGATTAAAAAAAGCAGGTTATAGCCCTGCTGATTTATCTAAATTAGCCAAAGATCCAGAAGAATGGGAAAAAGTAATGGTAATCAGAGATAAAGCTAAAGGACTTACTAAAAGAATGCAAAATAATTACTTAGGCGGAAAATTAGGTCAAGTAATTGACGGTACTGGTAAAAACTTTGATAAAATAAAAGGACATAGAAATTTATATCGTGATATGGGATATGATTGTTATATGGTATTTGTAAATACATCATTAGATATTGCATTAGAGAGAAACAGAATGAGAGAACGTAAACTTGAAGACAAGATGGTTGAAAAGATGTGGAAAGAGGTTCAAGATAACTTAGGTAAATTTCAAAAATTATTCGGAGCAGGTAATATGTTAATTGTAGATAATTCTGAATATGGAGGTGATATTTTAGCTCAAATAGAAAAACAAATTGCTAAACAAATTTCTAAACCAATTAAAAATCCACTAGGAAAACTTTGGATTAAAGGACAATTAGAAAATAAAGATAAAAATAAACCATTCTAATATGGCAAACGATAAATCAAACAGCGAATTAGTAAGAGAATTATTAGAAGCATTTACAAGTCTTAAGGCTAAAATGGAAGATCCTAATTATGTTCAATTGGAAGCTTCAATCAAACAAGTGATTGATAACCAAAGCGACATGAAAGAGGATGTATCAGAACTTAAGAAAAGGCTCCTTAATCCATATGACGGTGCAATTGTTGAAATTTCTAAAAATACACAATGGAGAAAACAACAAGAAAAAGACGAAAGAGATTACGAAAGATTAGTTGATCAACACAAAGATCTAGTAAAATGGAAGTCTACTTTTACAAAAGTATTTTGGACACTATTTACCACAACAGTTGGTGTAATAGCTTATATGATAACAAATTTAACTAGCCAATAATGATATTTGACAGAATTTCTTTAGTTAGTGCATATAGAGCACTTAGATTCGTAAATGATAATGACGGAACAGTTTCTGACATATTATTTAACAGAGATGCTTTTTATGGTACTAAAACTAATTTAAGATATAAAACTTTAGCAGATCTTAAGAGACATATAGATGAAGATCTTGCATATTATCATTTTAATCCAGAATGTGATTGTGGAACTAATCAAGAAAGCATTCAAAGATTATTATCTTTTCAAATTAGAAAAAAAGATTTAAAAACACAGAAAGAAGCTAAATATGCTATATTTGTAAATAATATGCGTAAGATATTTGAATCTGGCCAAAAAGCTGAATTAAATCAACTAAGTATTAAAAAAATTCAAGAAGTATTTACAGGAAATAAAAGATTAGAATTTCTTAAAGAAAACTATGAGTGTGAAGCATATATTCAAAAACAAGGTAATTATGTTAACCCATGTGACTATACAGAGATAGTTTCTAATGATTTTTACACAGAATTAATAACTAAACATTACTATCTAACTCAAAACTACGATATTTAATTCGAGAAGATTAAAAAATTGAATATATAAAAAAAAGAAAAGTGTTAACATGCATAGCGGCAACATAGAAAATTACAATTTTATACACGGTCTTCATAGAAATTTAATTAATGGGAAATGGTTTCCATTACATCCACATACATTAGGTAGAGCACTCACACATGATGAGATGGATTATAATTTACTTTATAATCAACAAACAGTTGCAGGGTGGAGAATCTTTGGACTTAACGAAGATCTTTCATTAAGTGATGATGAGATAGGAAAATCATTAATTTTTCACAAGATTAAAATTACAGATACTGATTATGACAGATATGTAGCTGCAGGTTATAGTGCAGGTCATTATATATGGATAACTCCTATATATGATTGTTCAGAGTTTTATGTAAGTGGTACAAGTAATACAAACTCTACAGTAAGAGACTGTAGTGCATTTATAATTACTTTATCAGAAACTAGCCCTAGTATTGATAGTTGTGATATATTTGGTGTAAATAGCACAGGAACATCGAATTCAAACACTGATGCGCCAAGTTCAGGTTCAGGTGGAGGTTCAGGACCATCTCCAACTACACCACCAAATAGTGGCTCAGGCTCAGGTTCAGGTTCAGGCGGAGGTTCAGGTCCAACTCCAACGGCAACACCAAATAGTGGCTCAGGATCAGGTTCAGGATCAGGTTCAGGATCAGGTTCAGGATCAGGTTCAGGATCAGGTTCAGGTGGAGGTTCAGGTCCAACTCCAACGGCAACACCAGTTCCAACTTCGGTTCCAACGGCAACACCAGTTCCAACTTCGGTTCCAACTGCAACGCCAGTTCCGACTGCAATACCAACTGCAACACCGTCTCCAGTAGCTTCAAGAATATATTATTTCCACTTAGGAACTAATCAATATCCATGGGGAAGAGATTTAATTAACGATCAATTATTTAAAGCTGATGATTCAATTGCAGCTAATTATAGTGAATCATTTGAAGATATGTTAGCTAATCCTGCATCATATGAAACTGTTGGTGAATTGGCAGAATTAGTTGACGGAACAACTTTTACAATGCCAGCAAGTATTACAGCAAACTTCTACTGGATAGCTATTCCTATATCAGCAGGAATTCCTGATTTAACGGTTAATCCTAAAATAGAAATCAGTGGAGCACCAGCAGATATATGTTCAGATAAATTAAACTTCGTTAGAGACAATGGAGAAGAATATACATTATATAAATTAAATACAGTGCCAACTGCGGGATCAGTTGACATAAAATATGTAAATTAAAAATAGTTAATACAAGCATGAGCCTATTACCACAAGGAATATCTAGATCGGGTTTTTTCTCACCAGCAGAAACTACTGATGGAATTTTACATTCTATTACATTAAAGGGTGGATATCAAGAAATGTTAACCAAGGAAGATAGAAATAATATTAAATCATTCTTAAATATAACCGGTGCCGTTTATGATGGATTTACACAATCTAATGATGTGTGGTCAACTGGTAGAAGAAGAGTAGGAATGATGATATATGTCGTTGAAGATAGAAAATTATACAACTTAATTCCTATTGGTTTCTTTGGAAATGAAGGTGATTTAGGAAAAGAAGAATGGTTGGCATTACCAGAATGGGAAAGAGCATTAAGAATGGATCCTTCTGGAGCATTCACTTCAGAGTCTGCAAGTCCTTTAAATGGATTTACCGCTGTGATAAAAACAGCAGCTGATTTAGGAATTGCTCCGGATGCTAATTCTTCTTGGGTTGAATTGCCAGTAGGTGTTAATGGTTTAGATGGTTCACCAGGAGTAGATGGTCTTAATTCATATATACATATAGCATACGCAAATGATATAAATGGTTCTGGTTTTTCTAAAACAGAATCTAACGATAAATTGTATATCGGCCAATACACTGATTTTAATCCTAATGGATCTTTAGATCATACTAAATATACATGGTCACAGATAAAGGGTGAAAAAGGTGACACAGGTGATTCAGGTTTAGATGGTTTACAAGGTAATGATGGTGCTGATGGAATTCAAGGTCCAAAAGGTGATGATGGATTACCAACTTATTTTCATATAGCTTATGCTAATGATTCATCAGGTGGAGGTTTTAGTCAAGATGCTGCCGGAAAAGAGTATATAGGTACTTATGTCGATGGTATAGAAGATGATGCTTTACCAAATTCATCTTTATGGAAATGGGCATTGATTAAAGGTATCGATGGAGCAGATGGCGAAAACGGTATACCAGGAATAGATGGTGAAAATGGACAAACTTCATACTTACACTTAGCATATGCAAACGATTCAAACGGCCAGAGCGGTTTTAGTGTAACTGATTCAGATAATAAATTATACATTGGACAATATACTGATTTTAATTTAGCAGATTCTACAGATCCAAATGTATATTTATGGACAAAAATCAAGGGTGATAAAGGTGATAAAGGTGATCAAGGTCTTGCCGGTTTACAAGGTGATAAAGGTGAAGATGGTATTCCAGGTCCTAAAGGTCTTGATGGTGTACAAACTTATTTCCATATAGGTTACGCTGATGATGCATCAGGTGGAGGATTTAGCCAACAAGCTGCCGGAAAAGATTATATAGGTACTTATGTTGATGATGTGTCTGACGATGCAGGTTTCAATTCTCCATTATGGAAATGGCAATTAGTTAAAGGTGTAGACGGAGTAGATGGTGAAAACGGTATACCAGGAATAGATGGTGAAAATGGACAAACTACATACTTACACATAGCTTATGCTAATAATACAACAGGTTTAGACTTTGATATTAGCGATTCTGCAGGTAAAGATTATATTGGTCAATATACTGATTATGTTCTAGAAGATTCAAACAACCATACAAACTATACATGGTCATTAATTAAAGGAGCTGACGGTCAGGATGGTGCTGATGGATATATTCCTGTTAAGGGCGTAGATTATTTTGATGGTGTAGATGGTCAAGATGGTGCTGATGGAGATAGTGCATATAATGCATGGTTAGCCTCTGGAAATACAGGAACTACTACTGATTTCCTTAATTCATTAGTTGGACAAGATGGTGCCGATGGTGCTGATGGTATTAGAGGTGCAGATGGAGTAAACGGTGAACCAACATATACTTGGATTAGATATGCTGATTCTGGAGATGGTTCTACTGGCTTTAGTAATTCACCTACAAATAAAAAATATATTGGTTTTGCTTTTAACAAAACAACAAGTACAGAATCTAACAACCATTCTGATTATACATGGTCATTAATTAAGGGTGATCAAGGTGAAAAAGGTGATCAAGGTGAAAAAGGTAGTAATGGTGCACAAGGTTTACAAGGAATTCAAGGAGCAGGTGGAGCTCAGGGTATTGCTGGACCAACTGGTGGAAAAGGTGATGCCGGACCAAGAGGTTTAGAAGGTCTTAAAGGTGAAACTGGTGGTAAAGGTGATGCTGGAATAAGTTCATATTTCCATATAGCGTATGCTGATAATGAAAATGGTGGTGGATTTAGCCAATCACCTGCTGGAAAAGATTATATAGGAACTTATGTTGACTATGATCCAAATGATGCTGGAGCTGGAGATTCAAAATGGAAATGGGCACTAGTTAAAGGTGCAAATGGTGCAAATGGTGCAGATGGTATTGCAGGAACAAACGGTCAAAATGGTCTAACTTCATATTTACACATAGCTTATGCTAACAGTTCAAATGGAGCTTCAAATTTTAGTGTAGACGATTCTACAAATAGAGATTATATCGGTCAATATACTGATCAAACACTAGAAGATTCAAACGACCATACAAAATATACATGGTCACTTATAAAGGGTGCAACAGGTGCTCAAGGTAGTGCAGGTGCTAAAGGTGATGCTGGACCAAAAGGTGATAAAGGAGCAACTGGTCCTGCCCCAGATACTAGTCAATATTTAACTACATCTACTACTATTGATGGTAGTAAAATAACTACAGGTGTCCTAAAAAGTGGAGACTTCAATTTAGCGGGTGCTGATTGGACAACATATTCGCCTAACGGAATGGCCATTAATTTAGATAATGATGCTATCAACGCTCCAACTTTTTATATCTCACCTGCTGGTGATGCTAAATTTAAAGGTGATATTGATATTGCAGGTGATGCAAAGATTGGTGGAGTTTTAGCTAGTGGATTCTTTCAAACCAAAGTTGTAGATGGTGTATCTAAACTTGCATTGTACGAGGATGTTATTATTGGTGAAGAAACATTTTCAAAATATAAAGAAGATGCAAGAACCGATAGTGAACTAAGTGAAGAAACCGATGAAGGCCGTGGAGGCCAATTGGCGACACTTTCTCACGCATACGTTAAAAGAAATGATGTTTCTATCGAAAGTGGAGATTTAGTTAAATTAGATAATAATAATGAATTAGTAAAAGCAGATTCTGCAAAAGATACTGGTATAGTTGGTATTTTATGGCTAGAAGTTGATTATTCTTTAAAACCAAGTCCATTAGATAAACACTTTAGTGAACCTAGAGTATATGTAGAAAAAGATCATCATTATAGAGATTCATTTGGTGTTAAATTAGCAGAAGCTGATAGAGATACTAAAACTATTTGGAGAGTTGCTTCATTAGGTGATTCAATTGAAGGATCGCTATTAGGTATGAAAGTATGTAATCAAAATGGTGAAGTAGCTATTGGAGACCTTTTATGTTCTTCAGATACACCAGGTTATCTTATGAAACAACCAGTTGAATATGCAGTTGTTAACATTGAAGATGGCACTCCACAATATGAAGAAAGACAAGTGATTAATTCATTTACAGTAGGTAAATGTATGTCATCTGTTAATTTTGATGGAAATGGCAAAGCAGAAGGCGTTTATGGATACCTTTATTGCGGATAATACTAAATAAATGAATATATAAATAAATAAAACAAAGATAAATAATGGCAAACATTACAAATGGAACAGTATCAGTAACAGTATCTGGAGGAGTCGGACCTTACCAGTATACTTTATTGAACGCAGGGAATAATTTACCTGTACCACAAAACGCATATCCGACGTTTCAAAATCCTGTAAATTCAGTTGTATCAAACTCATTTACTTTTGGAAACGCTACAGATTATTCAGGTAACAGTGGAGTTGTTGCAGGTGATTATAAAATAAAAATAGTCGACGGAAATGGTTGTGAAACTTTTACTAATGTTTTAACTGTTAATGCCAATACTCCTTCGCCAACTGCGACACCAGCTCCGACTGCAGTTCCAACTGCAACGCCAGTGCCAGATCCGACTGCAACGCCAGTGCCAGATCCGACTGCAACGCCAGTTCCAGATCCTACAGCAACAGCTATACCAGATCCGACTGCAACGCCAGTTCCAGATCCTACAGCAACAGCTATACCAGATCCAACTGCAACGCCAGTTCCGACTGCAATACCAACTGCAACGCCAGTTCCGACTGCTGAACCATTATTATTACAACCACAGAGACATGTTGTTTCTGGATGGAATCTAATGGCAGGTGAACCTGAAGAATTCATAAATGGATTACTTGATAAGAATGAAGAAGAACATCGTGATTTCTTCTGTAATGCACAAGATATTAGTGGTGTATCTCATCAAGCAGGAGACGAAGCTAGACCATATGTATTATGGACCGCTGAAGAAGAGGCGTTAACTATGCCTGAAGTTGGAAACGTATTTTACGCAGATCAAAATGGAGATGAATTCTTTACAAATAGTGGATTCCTTTGGTGGAATTCTGAAACACCATCATCAGAACCTACAAATTACTTCTGGGTTACTATAGGATCTGAAGGTGTAGCTACTAAAGTTTTACAATGGACAGAATGTCCACCAGATCCAACTGCAACGCCAGTTCCACCAACTGCAACGCCAGTTCCAACAGCTGAACCAACTGCAACGCCAGTTCCAACAGCTGAACCAACTGCAACGCCAGTTCCAACAGCTGAACCGACTGCAACGCCAGTTCCACCAACTGCAACGCCAGTTCCAACAGCT